GAAGTTGCTGATGATATGGATAAAAAGGAAATAGATAAAATGGCATCAACTAAACATAAAGGTCTCCCAAAGAAGATCAAGGAAATGATAGACGAAGAACTTCAGGCATTAAATGAAGTAAAGCCTTTTGTCGATAATAGGTTAAGAACTAAATATGATTATCCAAAAGGTAATAGAGATGGATTAGTTTATCTTGCAACTAATGATAACAGATATCCAACAGAGATTGTTTTATATAATCAGAAGAGAGATGTATTTCATTTTGTATATAGCCATAGTGGTGAATTTACTGCAGGTAATACTAAAACACAAACAGTCCCAAGAAAAGGATTTAATAGTACACATTACGTAATGCCTTATTTTGAAGAGTGGGAAGAAGACCTAGGATATGAAAGAGGATTCTACGAAGGTAAAATAAATGAAGCAGATCGTACAAGTAGTATTAGTAAACAACGTGCTAAAGCAGAATTGAAACAACAACTTAAAGGTAAGCGTGCTGATGGGTTAGGTGACTATACAGCTATTGTATATGGAATGAATGGTAGTGATAGAGTTCCTTTAAAAGGTATGAATGATATTAATAAATACTCTAAATTTGAAATTGGTGATAACGAAAAGGCATTAAAAGAAGATAACATAAATGAAGCTAAAAGTGCTAAAGCATTAAAGGCTGATTATGAAAAGGCTATCAAGAAAGAACAAGCACTTTCATCTTTAATGTTAATGAACTTACAAAAATATAAAGCAGCCAAAGCATCTGGTGATGAAAATGCTATTGCAAAGTTTACAAAGATTGCAGGACAATTGAGTCCAAAGAAAAAGAAAGCATCTGAGTTAGCAAGTGCAGCATATCAAGCATATGAAGATAAGATTAGTGGATTGCATGCAGATGCTGAATTGCAAATTGATGAAGAATTGAAACGAGTTACTAAACCAATGTGGGATAAGATGGATGGTGATGCTAGAGTAAATGTTGTTTTAACTGCGGTTAAAGATCCAGATGAAGCAGAACAATACTTTGAAACAGAATGGGAAGACCTCCCATCAGAAGTAACTCAGAACATATACTTATGGGAAGGTAAATTAAATGAAGCGAGCTTAAACTCAACCCAAAAAGCAGCAGCCAAAATGAATAACGAAGTTAGAGTTATTAAAAAGGCTATGAAAAACATTCAGAAAATATCTAAAGATATAACGCCAAAAGATAACAATGCTTGGGGTAATTATATACTAAGAGGTATTAACAGTTTGCTTGACAACTTCACAATTTTAGAAACTGTATATCAAAACTTGATTAGCAATAAAGAAGATGATGCAATAGATTCTATAAAGAGATTTGAAATAGACTCAATAAAAGAAGGAGCATTAAATGAAGAAGATTACAAATATAAAAAGCAAGTAGCAAAAGCATTTGATAAGATAAATGATGAAATGTTTAACTTCAGACATTCAATGGGATTAAAACAATTAACTAACAAGGACATGAAGTTAAAGAAACAGGTAGAGTCAATACATCAAGCTATATTTAAGTTACAAGCAGAATTGCTGTCTAAAGGTTTAACTGAGAGTAGATTAAATGAAATGGATATCAATGATCCAGTATTAATAGCAATGAGAGCTTTCAAAACCCAATTAAAGAAAGACAAATCAAAGCCACCGACAAAAAAAATTAGCATGAACAAGTATTACAAGTTAATGGACATGGAAAGTGATCTTATAGATCAAATGAAAGATGCTGCTAAAGAACTTAAACAATTAGATTCTGATATGAATGCAGAGGCAGGTCAAAAAGGTGATGGTTGGTCTGATGCAGATGCTAATAGATATGGTGGTGATTTAGATAAACTTCAAACTAAATATGAAAAATTAGCTAAACAAAAAGCTAAGGTTAAAAAAGCCATAATGGATTATAGAATATCCTAAAACATTTCTGAAACTTTTCTGGTAAAAAATTAGGTTAATTGGAATATTATCCTTATCTTTATTATATAAATAAAAAGGTAGAAAATATGAAAAAATTCTTAAACAATTCTTTATTAGTATTAGCCGGATTTGCTGCATTATATGTTGCATATATTACCGGAACAGGTGAAATTCTTAATTATATAGACTTTGCAGATCCATTAAATGAAATGGGGTTTTGTGTTGCATCCCTTTCAATGGGATTTGGGTGTATTATAGCTGGTGTTTCTAAGTAAGAATACCTATGTTATTCTATTGTTAAGCATATTTATATTAAATGAAAACAATTGAAAACATATCAACAGGTGAGGTATTTGAAGGTTCAGAGATAGAATATTTTATCGATGATGAAACCCAAATTGGCGAAGTTTATATAGATGGAGATCTAATATTTCAATCTCTAGATGTAATAGATGATAACCAATTAGAACATGCTTTTCGACAAGAATTTAAACTCTTATCAGAAGCAAGTGATATTTTTCTAGATTTTAATGGGTAACATCATATTTATATTAAATTAACTAAAGGAGAAAATGCTATGGCATCACATGAGTTATATGCTAAGATGGAAGCAAATTGGAACGAGTTCAGCGAGAACCATTCTAAATTTACAGAAAAAGGAAATAAAGCAGCTGCAACTAGAGCGAGAAAAGCAGTTGGTGAATTAAAAAAATTAGTAACAGAATATAGAAAAGCATCTGTTGCAGAATCAAAAAGATCATAAGGCTGAAATATGGCACGATTAACTAATGAACATTTACATAGCGAAATAAAGCTAGTAAAAAATGATATTGAATATCTTAAGGAAGGTCAGTCAAAAATACAATCTGATATCACAATGATTAAGAAAGTATTGTTAGATCCGGATCATGGTACAATAGCAAGAGTTAATCGTAATACGCATTTTAGGAAAAAGGCTAACGGTGCAATATGGTCTGTATGGATTGCAGTCCTAGGCATCCTTAGCAAATTAATATTTTGGAATTAAATGAATAAATCGGACTTACATAATAGATTAAAAGATTTGATTAAAGAAGAAGTAGAATCTACTTTAGCTGAACAATCATATCGATATGGCGGAATATTAGATCCTAAAGATTTTGATCCAATAGACCCAGAAATACATATACGTGGATTTGGCACAATGTCTAGATCTTCATTAAGAACAGAAATATCAACTAGAATAGAAGGTGCCCTTAAGACAGCAAAAGAGGCTGCAGAAGGAGGACCTAATTCATTTGATAAATTTAAGTCACTCGAAGGAGTTTTCGAAGATAAGGGTGTCCTTATGCTTCAAATTAAGGCTGAGGTAGAAATAGCCGAACAATTGGAAAGCTTACGCAAAAAGGGGGGCCGTCGAGCTCAACCAATCCCTAAACAATTTTAAAGTTTCATTAGGTTTTACGAAAAAGTTTTTATATATTAATAATAATATTAATTAATAGAAGAAATACGCTATGGGTGTAGCGTATGAATTAGAGAGCTCCTTAAGGTAAAAGGACAATAGTGTCCAATTAAAATAAAGGAGAATAAATTATGAAAAAAATCATTTTAACAATTGCTTTATGTGTTGCAACGATAGTAGCAACTCAAGCACAGACAAAAGGTGACTGGTACGTAGGTACTGGCGATATAAGTAACGTAGCATGGACAGATTGGGCAATTAGCCCGACTGTAGGTTACGGAGTAATGGATAACCTAATGGTAGGTTTATCTGTTTCACAAGCAGATTCAACAGTTGATATGTCATATGACTTACATGCTAGATATTTTTATAAAGGATATTTTGCATATGCATCAACTAGTGGATTAGATACTGAGACGTTGAGTCTTGGAGTAGGAAGGATGTTTACAGTACATAAGAGTGTGTACATTGATCCTAGAATCGTTTATAATACAGAAGAGAAGACTACAAACCTTAGTTTAGGTTTCGGACTTAGATTCTAATAAAAATAAGCGAGCTCTCTAAACACCCCAACCGGCAATTATGCCACAAAATTAATAAAAAAGAGGAATACAAATGGATTCAGTAATTAAGTACGTAACAGGATTTTTCGGTGGACTATTATCAATCATGATGGCAGTTTTACCAGTATCAATTCTATGGACTGTCTTAACAGGCGGTACTGTATTTGGAATCGATGTTGTAGCTAATCTTTCAGCTCTTGTAAGTGCACTAGGTAATGGTGGATTTGTAGGATTGATAGTATTAGTTATTATTACATCATTCTTTGTGAAGAAATAAGTTATCTTATATACATATGGAAAAGGCGCTTTACGGCGTCTTTTCTTTTGTCAAACATTTCTGGTAAAAAATTAGGTTATTTGAAAAAGTTTTCTTATCTTTATATATAATTAAAAGAAAGAAATATGCATAAGTTATATCTAGTAAGTTTTATAATTGAAGAAAGAAGATGTTTTAAGATAGGTATCACATCTAACTTTGATGTAACAAAACGATTCCAAAAACATATTAACAATGGCAATATTTTAGCATTTAAGATATATAAGAGTTCCTACTTTGAAAGTTATGATGATGCATATGAAGCGGAACAATTGTTAATGAATAATATAGTAAATGAGTTTGGAGGATATGATTATAACGGAGAAGTTAAATTTCATAATTTTTGGGCTAAAAATAAGTTAGGAGGTATAACAGAAATTAGAAAATATAATCAAGAAGAAGTTAATTTTGCTTGGAAGTTTATAAATGAAAATGGAGAAAAAAGTTATAAAAAGCTTCAAAAAGATTAGGTTATTTGAAATATATTCCTTATCTTTATTATATAAATAAAAAATAAAAAATATGCCAAAAGTTAAAAAAGCCCCAAAAATTGAATACGGAATTGAAATTGTTAAACCATGGTCAAAGGAGATGTATGATCATAATGATGTAGTTTCAGAGGAAATGAAAATGAATATTTTAGATGCCTGGAAAAAGGCCTTATCTAGATTAAATGCTAATTTAACTAAGATTGACCATGAAGGGTTGCAATGGGATGAAGAGGCATTTAATAATGAGAGTAATGAAATATCAAATCCAATCCTAGTTAAACTTCAAAGAGGTATTATGTATACCGGATATGGAGATGGATTTACCATTCAAGATGTAAATGATGAATTCGAAAGAGAATTAGAAAATATGCCTAATTATCAACTCCATGAATCATATAGTTATTTAGCATTCGAAGGCCTGTTACCAAGAACGACATTTATGTTAGTAGGATTTGAATGGGAGAAGTTTGATTATCATATCATTGGTTCACAAGAATGTACTTCACCAGTATTATCACTAAGTTTTAATAATAATTAAAAATAAAAAAAATGCAGAAAATAATTGAAAAGTTTACAGTAGAGTTAAAAGGAGATTTAATTACCGTTTATAAAGATGGAGAATTGGTAACCGGTAAAGCAACAAGAGGTGCCACATCTGATATGGATTTTAAAGATATGTGTGAGCAAGTTCAGCGACATGTAGAGAAGACGAAAAAATAATATGGGAAGAAAAAAGAAATTACAGATTGGCGACATTGTTAAAGCATATTTCCTAGGAACATCTGATACATATGATGTAATTAAAGTTATTGATAAACAAACTTACAAATTACGATGTGTAAAATCAGGAACAATATTACCTAGTGTAAAATGGAAGAAGGATATGGATAAGAAATCGGTATGGTATATTGATGCTTATATAAGTCATAACAATGTTGCTAAGTCAACGGAAGATCAGAATACCAGTAAGAACACTACGGAAAAAGATGAGCTAGATATAGCCATTAAAAAACAAGAGAAATTTATAGATGGAAAACTAAACAAGTAATATTTATTGTTTTACCAATCTAAATTAGGAGTTATAATATGGGACATTATGAAGATTTATGGTATGATATTACCGAGTCAATAAATAACAAAGATCTTAAGAAAGAGTTCGATGCACAGTTAAAGAAAATGAACAGCCAAGATAAACATAGATATAAAGATGTTAGAGATAAATGGACTTATGCACATGAAAAAGTTACAAAACTTTATGATAAAAAAGCTAAGAAATAATTTGCCTAATTGAAATATTTTTCTTATCTTTATATATGATAAAAAGGTTAGAGGTCAAGCCTGAAATTGACCTGAGATTAAAAATTAATAAATGACAAAAAATAATTCAGTTCACGAAATGGTTGATGTCTTAAAAAAGTTAGGACCGATGACCGAAACAGAAGTATTCAAAGCAGCCTTTGGATATGATCGAAACAATTCAATCCAATCAAACAAAAAATATGCCGACATGCTTCGTAGAGGTATGAGAAAAGGTCTTATCAGTCGAGTTGAGACAGACGGATTAGGTAGAGCTAGGTTTGCATATTATGCTCCTAGAGTAGTTAAAGTATCTTGTTCATCAGAATTAGATAATAGTTGGCACAACGAATCAATATAAAAAAAGTTAACAAAAAATTAGGATCTTTGAAATAAAGTCCTTATATTATAGTATATTAATTAAAAAATAAAAATTATGGCTTATTATGTAGCAAAGGTTAAAATTGCAACCGATACACCGAAAGGAGTTAAATGGCAATCAGAATCGTATTTAGTAGATGCACTTACTGTAACTCATGCAGAAGCATTAGTGAATGAAGACTTCAAAGATGATGGAGTTGAATTCGAAGTTAAATCTGTTTCCAAATCACAGATATGTAAAGTAATTGAACCATCAACTAAAAATTCGTAGATATGAGATATAATATAAATGATAAAGTTGTTTTTGAAAACGAAGGAGTAAATCAGGTAGGAGTTATTACAAATGTAAGAAAGGCTGATAACAAAACCTATTATGACCTCAGAGCCGAAGGAGGGTCTGGATTTGTTTTAGTTCCTGTAGATAAAACAAAAAATAAGTATTCAAAGTCATATGCTATGATTAATTCTAAACTTTCAGAAGTATTTAATCAGTCAGTAGCAGATGGAGATATTGAACCAACAAATCTTTATGCAAAAGAAGGATTTGGTCATACTAGAGGTAATTTTACAAAAGGTACTCCTCTATATTTTGATGGTGAAAAGGATGGTAAGATGGGACAAATGGAAAAAAGAAATGACTTTATATTTCCAACGCAAGGTCCAAGATCATTTTAATATGAGAGAAGAGATTAAAAAAGAACGACTTAAAAAGAGAGTTCTTAAAGATTTTCCTAATGCTTATGTAGATCATGATGGTAATGGTTATAAGATAATGGTTGGCAATAAATATATTGCTGAAGAATATTATTTACCAAATACGCATGATCTAGATAAAGCATGGGAATATGCTGCATTAGCATGTAAGACAACTCAAAATTTTAATAGATCACATCCGGATAGAATGGACCTTTCTGATAAAGAGGGTAAATACCATAGAATCAGTAAACGTAAACGGAGAGGCAGAAATGTTAAATAAAATTAAAAAATTGTTTATGAAAAAAGACGAAAAAGAAGTGGAGATCAATCCACCAGAAACTCAAGAACAGCTTGACAAAGAAAATGAGCAAGCTATTCTTAATGCAGAAGACGATGCTGCAGAATTAGCAGAAATACAACCAACTGCAGAAGAGTTAGCCGAGATGAAAAATCAAGGATATTTAGAAGATTCGGCAGCAGTAGTTGGGTATGCAAGTCGTAAAGATCAATATGAAGCATATTCGGATATAGTCGGAACTATACCAGAAGGAGAGAGTATATTAGATTTCGGTTGTGGTCGTGGAGATTTTTATGCATGGCATGAAACTACATTCGGTCCAGGTAATGTAGATTATTTAGGAGTTGATGCAAATCAAACATTAATAGATATCGGCAATAGTTTATATGATAATGTCAATTTGGTTTGTGATGACTGGACTAATTTAAAAGTGAAAGATAAAAAAGATTGGTGTGTTAATATACAATCGAATAATTTAAGATATGATGCAATGACAGATGTATCTAATATTGAGTATGTCAAATCAACAATTGATAAGATGTATGAAATGTGTAATCAAGGATTAATAATATCACTTTCTTCAGATAAATATGAAGTAGAAAATCAATTAACATATGATGCTGGTGAATTAGCATCATGGGCAATAACAAAATTTGATATCGTAGCAGTTGATCATACGACTAATACTAATCAATTTCTAATAGTAATTTATAAAAACTAAAAATATGGGATACGTAAACAATACAGCAGCTTATGATCAAAAGAAAGTTCGTAAGTATGGAAAATTATATGGTTCAATTGACTTCGAAGTTAATGATTCTATAACACAACATTATTTTGAAAACAATGAAAAGCCAGTAGTAGGAAAACTGCATATTGGAAACAGAACTTTTGATGTAACATATCAAGAATTAGATATGATTCAAAAAACGTTAGGTACTGCAAAAGATGTAGTTAACAGAAAGTATAAAATGGGAATGATGCGATAATGGGATTCCATAAACGATATATTAATGACGAGCAGATAATTGGCATCTACAGAAATGGTGGATGTCAAGCCGTTATTGACTGGTATCAAAAAGGAAGTGATGCTATAATCTTATCAGGAGAATTATCAGAAACCGTTCATACATTAATGAATATATTAGAACATAATCATGAACGAGGTTGGAATCGTATTTCTGAAGTTATAGCAGCTGCTTCTATAGAAAAAGGTTTCCAAAACTAATATTTATATAAAAGGGAATATATGTCAAAATTTGGAATGTATACTAAAGGAACCAATGAAAACAATCAGCATATAAGTTTAGTTGAAGTTTCTACAAAACAAGAAGCGGAAGCATATTTTGCAGGACGTAAACAATTATCACTACTTCAATTCCATAACATGTTTGTTGTACGTGAAATAAAATCACCAGAATCAAAAAATCTATTATTAGGATAATAATGAAATTAGATGAATTAGAAATATTTGAAGATGATTTTGATTTATTTGTAGCACTAGATGATATAGATAAAGTAGAATTTTTGTCAGATGCAATTGAATATGGAACAGAGGTTGCGGTAGTTAAGCACGTAACTAAGTTGGCAGACAAATATATGCCAAAGACACCATTAGTTGCATCTGAAGATTTTACTGTGGGTCCATATAGATTATGTGTAACAACATTTAAAGATTCTGAAATTCATTTAAATTCTAATAGTCTAAAAGCAATTAGATATTTTGTTAAAAAGATTATGAATGATGGAGTTATATTATGGCCATCAGATAAAAAGAAAAGCGAATTTGATATCTATCGTTTTTTTAAAGCATATAAAATTGTAGGTAAGGTTGGCCCTTTCTGCGAAAACTAGATATTTATTAATGTAATTGGACTTCACTGCGGGTTGGACAGTTACAAAACATTTTTTATTAACGTTAAATTATTTAAGGAGATTTAATTATGACAAAATTAACACCATATGGCACATCGCCATTCGACATCCTATTTAAGGATTTTTTCAAAACAGATGTAGACTATCAGTTTGCAGATACAACTAAACTTAACCATCCAGTAGATATATATGAAGCCGAAGAAGGGCTCAATATTGATATTGCATGTGTAGGTTTAACTAAAGAAGATATTGATCTTAATATTGAGGGAGATATACTTCGAGTAGAATATAAAAAAGACGCTGGCCATAACGGGACAGAATACATTCAAAGAAATATTGCTAAACGAGCATTTAACTTTGGATGGAGAATTAGTAGACGATTTGACTTAGGTCAATTAGAAGCTAAATTAGAAAATGGTTTGTTACATCTTCATGCGCCACTTGCAGATGAAGCAAAACCTAAATCAGTTACAATTAAGTAAATAGTTCCAGCCCGCAGTGTTCAATTATAATTTTATAGAATATAACAATAAGAAGTATTTAGTTAGACGTATTATTAAAGTATCTGACTTAAAATCTAACTTTGATCAACAGGTCTTAAAACAATGGACGCGATCAGATACCCTCTTAAAGAAAGATGGATTATTTTACTGTTGTGAAACTATACAAGAAGCTGTTATAGTGCCATAAGAAATACAACAACCATTATGGTAATATATATCGCAGGTGTTATATCAATTTTTTCTTTCATCATATATAAATAACAAATTTCATGCTCAATCAGATTAAGTAAAGATTAAAAAATCATTAATTATCTGATAAAAAGCTTGAAAAAAATTAGGTTATTTGAAATATATTCCTTATCTTTATATATAAGATATTAAATAAAAACCATTAGATATGAAGAAAAACCTCAAAGTACTCCAAGCATTTGTAGATGAAATGAAAGCAAATAGTTCTCTTAATGTTAAAAAGACTATTATTAATTCTTACGGTAAGAATTCATTTATTAAGAGTGCATTAGTTTATGCATTAGATCCTTATAAGAAGTATTATGTAACCAGTAAGACATGTAAAAAGAACGTAGACATATGTGATATGAATAAGATTCATGATGATATATTTACATTGTTAAACGACCTTAATGATAGGGTATATACAGGACATGATGCAATTGCAATGGTAAATGCATTTATACTTCAACATAAAGAATATGAAGATTTGATCTTTAGTATTATAGATAGAAACTTAGAAATTAGAGCGTCTGAATCAGTTATTAACAAAGTTATTCCAAATTTGATTCCAACCTTTGATGTAGCATTAGCAAATAAGTTTGATCCTAAACGAGTTAATTGGGATGATAATTGGTTTGCATCTAGAAAGTTAGATGGTGTAAGATGTATTACTATTGTAGGATTAGATGGAGAAGCAAAGTGTTATTCTAGAGTAGGTAATGAGTTTGAAACATTGCAAGTTGTTAAAGATGCGGTTAAACAATTGGGAGTAGTAGGAGTAGTATTTGATGGTGAAATTTGTTTAATGGACAAAGAAGGAAATGAAGATTTCCAAGGTATAATGAAACAAATTAAAAGAAAGGATCATACAATAGAAAATCCTAAATATGTAATGTTTGATTATTTGACCCAGACAGAGTTTGATGCTAAGACAAGTGAAAAGCCATTAGCAGAAAGAATATCTAGATTTGCTAAACTAGATGAAAGAATAAAAGATCAAGAATCATTATCAGTTCTAGAGCAAGTGGTTGTTAATGATGATGATCATTTTGCTGCTTTGAAAAGTAAAGCAGAAAAGGAAGGACATGAAGGAGTTATGTTGAGAAAAAATGTTGGTTATGAAGGTAAAAGATCTCAAAATTTATTGAAAGTAAAAAAGTTTTATGACGCAGAATATAAAGTTGAGAGTATTGATTTTGAAGATCATAGAATTATAAGAGAAGGAAGGGAAGAGGTAGTTAGAATGATGGCCCAAGCTTATATTAATCATAAAGGACATGAAGTAAAAGTTGGCTCAGGATGGAATCAAGAGCAAAGATTAAAGTATGAAGCTAATCCAGAATTAATTATAGGCAAGACAATTACCGTTCAATATTTTGAAGAAACTAAAAATCAACAAGGAGGTTTGAGTTTAAGATTTCCGACGGTAAAACATGTTTATGAAAATGGTAGAAATGTTTAGGAATTACGAGATAAATTTATTATATTAATATATGAAAGAAAATGTAAGATTGGGTTATGCATGTGTTAACATGACATTAACTAACCGACCTAAAAAATTAGGAGGCAGAGTAACAACATCAAGGACTGCTAGAAAAGTGACTTGGAAGAAAGGATCTGAAGATCCGAAAGATTGGGATTTACATTTATTAGGCGAGAGGACATTATTAAATGCAAACGACTTGTTACATTATCTACAATGGAATAATGAACATAACATTAAATTATTTAGATTAGGTTCTGAATTATTTCCATGGCATGATCAATACGAGTTACATCAGTTACCTCAGTTTAATGAAATATCAAAAAAATTATTAGAATGTGGTAACTATGCACGTGAACATGGAATTCGTATAACAACTCACCCAGGTCCATTTAATGTTTTAGGTTCTCCTAAATTAGATGTTGTAGAGCGTACAATTGTAAGTCTTGAAAGACATTCTGAGACATTTGATATTATGGGTTTTGAGCCTTCCTTTGAAAATAAAATTAATATTCATGTTGGTGGTTCATATGGTGGCGACTTTGTAGGCACATCAAAAAGATGGATTGCAGGTTGGCATAGATTATCTGATAACTGTAAGAAACGAATAGTATTAGAAAATGATGACAAGCCTAGTATGTGGTCAACAAAAATGTTATATCATTATTTTCATAAAGAAATAGGTATTCCAATTACATTTGATTACCACCACCATTCATTTCATCCAGATGAGATGTCAGAAGAAGCAGCATTAAAATTAGCCGCAACTACATGGCCTGATGATGTTAGACAGTGTACACATTATTCAGAAAGTAGAGCAAGAGAATTTCAAGATCCTAAAATTAGAGCACAAGCACATTCTGATTATATTAGAGATGAAATTAATACTTACGGACTTGATATAGATATTGTAATAGAAGCTAAGGCAAAAGAGTTGGCACTTTTAGAATATCGTAATATTTATGCGTATAATAATAAAAATAAAAAAGAAGTTTTACTATGAAAGACAGAGAAAATGTATTAAGACAGCTAGATGAAGCTGACAATATGATTGCAATAATTGATGATGCAGTTAATAAAGGTCGACCTATTGACCCTACTGAAATCAGAAATAGATTTAGAACTATTCGACAAAAATTAAAATTTGCAATAGACAGAGTAACCGCGAGCTAATAAATGAAACAAAGACTTTTTCCATTTATAATAGGATTAGCAGCACTTGCCGTGTCAGGCTCTGCTGCATTCTACTCTGTATTTGGATTGAGTAAATTATTTGCAGGTGCAAGTCTGCAAGTAATAATAATGGCCGGGTCGTTAGAATTTGCCAAATTAGTTTGTGCATCATTATTATACCAATATTGGGACTCAATAAATAAGTTCTTAAGATTTTATTTATCTGTAGCAGTATTTGTTTTAATGATAATTACAAGTGGTGGTATATATGGATTCCTATCTGGAGCCTATCAGGAAACAGCAACCAAATCAGAATTCCTAGATAAATCATTAGCTGTATTACAAACTAAACAAAATAGATTTGAAGAACAGAAGACAGATCTTAATTTAGAAAAGGTACAATTGAATACGACCATTTCTGATTTGAGAAAATCACTTTCAAATCCAACATCAGTATCATATTGGGATGAAACGGCACAACAAGTAATTACAACAACATCTAGTTCTACAAGAAGAGCATTACAATCAGAATTAAAAAGTACTATTGCAGATAGAGATACTATTAATGTAAGATTAGAAGCTGTAATGGATTCAGTTATGAGAATTGATACAGAATTATTAGATCTAGAAATTGGTAATGAAGAACAAAGAGAACTAGGTCCACTTAAATACTTATCAGAAACAACTGGTAAGGATATGGGACAAGTTGTTAATTGGTTTTTACTATTAATTATATTTGTATTCGATCCATTAGCAATTGCAATGGTAGTAGCAGCTAATTTTGCATTTACACAAATAAAATCTAAAGAAGATAATTTTAATATCCCAAATGAAGTTCCTGACATGCGGGAACCTTTAGGCGATTGGGCACACCAAGAAATAGTTATTGAAGATGAAGAATTAGATCAAGAAGAAATGATCAAAAAGAATGAAGAAATTTTAGCTACACCCAAAGAAGATATTTATAAAGAAAAGCAAAAACCAGAAGATAATAACCCACCTGAAGAAAGGAATAATGGTTATTGGAATTAATATTAAATAATAAGTTATGGCAAAGAAAAAAGTTACAAAACACAATTTTAAGACAAAAAGAAAAGATGGTAAGACATTAATGATATGTCGAAATAGTATTGCAGATACTAACTACAACTTATGGTCATTTCTAGAAAAACATCCTAGATGTAATGAATGGGTTGAAACAAATGCAAATGTTACAGCTGTACTATGTTGGCGATGTGTTAATAAGACGGTAGGTCCGCCTGAGATAAAGGGTGGGTATGTATCAAAAGGTAGACCTCGAGGGTGGCAGTTTATGAAAGAGTTTGTAGACCCACAAGGAAATGTATTTCATAAAGGTAAGGAACAGGTCGACCTTAAAGGTACATTAGAACCAACTAAGATTGACACTACTCCTAAAAAGAAATTATCTAAACAAGAAAAAATAGATCTTAAGAATGCTATTTATGAACAAATGGCATTAGTTAAAGGCAATCTTAAAAAAGCAAAATTCAAAAAAGATCTAAAAAAAGGTGATTCAGAATTAAAAAGATTGAATCGACAATTGAAAAAGATTCGATAATCTTTGGACTTATGAAATATTTTCTTTATATTATAATAAATTAGAAAAGATTATATGAGTATATACGAAGAAAAACAGCAGAAAGAACCATTGGTAGTAGAAGAACCTCAAGGAAAATTATATGAGGCATTACATAATCAGTTAGGTACATTATTAGATTATGAAGATTCAGTTATTTTTATTAATGATGAAATTAATGATCATACATTGACAGATTTTATTATTCGTATGCGAAGTTTACTACAACATCGAAAAAATAAATCAGCCCCAATCAATTTAATGATTAATAGTCCAGGAGGAGATATTTATGAAATGTTTGGTATCATTGATTATATAGAATCATTAGATGTTAAAGTTAATACAATATGTAGAGGAAGAGCATTTTCAGCAGCTGCTATTATATTAACATGTGGTACTGGGTCAAGGATGATGAGTAAACGTTCAACCGTAATGTTTCATCAATCATCGAGCTTCCTTGGAGGTAAAATGAGTGATATAACGGCATATCTAGATAATGTTAAAAGTTTAGAAGTAATTATATATGATATGTTAGCTGCAAAAACAAATAAGGATGCTGAATGGTGGAAAAACAAAATGAGATCAGATTGTTTTTTGACAGCAGATGAATTAATAGAAATAGGTGTAATAGATCAAATTATATAAAATATGAAATTAACAGCAGAACAAATAGTAGAAAATTGGAATGACCTAATAAAAGTTATTGATGATAACTTTGAAGGTGAAAGAAAAGATAAACTAAAAGCAATGTATATGGACATGGAAGAAAGGATGTGTATGCAACCTGCTTCTAGTTTCGATCATTATCATAATGCATTTGAAGGTGGATATGTAGACCATGTATTGCGAGTAGTTAAATGTGCTAAACAAGTATATATGTTATGGAAAGGAATGGGATCTGATTGTGATGGATATACAATGGAAGAGTTGATCTTTGTTGCATTGAATCATGATATAGGTAAAATGGGATTTCCTGGAGAAGGTAATGAAATATATATTCCTAATGATTCTGAGTGGCATAGAAAGAATCAAGGAAAGATGTATAAAATCAATCCTAACAATGATTTTAGCCTCGTAAATGACCTATCTATATATTTGTTGCAACATTATAATATCAGCATCACTTGGAACGAAATGTTAGGTATAAAATTGACAGATGGGTTATATGATGAAAGTAATAAACCTTACTTTATGTCAAGGACAGCAGATTCTAAATTAAAGACTAATCTAGGATATGTAATGCATCAAGCAGATTGTATGGCTGCTAGAATTGAATTTGAAATGTGGTATAAAAATAAACCAACTCAATCAGCGCCAATTAAAAAGCAATATGCAAAAAAAGGATTATCAGAACCTAGTGTAAATGCACAGGAAATGTTTAAAGATTTATTTGGAGATAAATAATGTTAACAACAATAATAGTATTATCAGTAGTTTTAACGGCATCAGTTGTCGTAAATATTAACCAGTTACGTAAACAAGAATCTCAATCTGAATATATTGAGGAATTGGAAAATTCAAATACCGAGTTTTATAATTTTTTTGCAAAGTTAAAAACTCAAATTGGAACATCTCATTCTAAACTTAAACAGATTGATAGATTAGGTTCGTTTGAATCCGATGATGAAACAGGATTTGCCTTTAAAGAACTTAAAGATATATACGATGACTTAAATAGAGGCTTTTAATGACAGAACAAGAAGAAATAGAAATTACATATCCGGAAGGCGAATCACCTGTAGATAAATTTTATATTTGGCATGCTAAAGAAATGAAAGACCTAGAAGAAAATGGTCCTAAAAAGCGCCGAGGAAGAAAACCTAGTAAAAAACAATACTTTACATATATAACAGACAAAGCAATTATTGCATATAATTTTGAACCTAGTTGGTCAAAAAGAAATAGAGTTTTTAAAGATTATATAAATTATCCATTTAATAAATTAGTTGAAAATATTTATCATACATTTAGATTTAGTTATTTTGATGTACCGTATGAAGATGTTAAAGCAGAAGTAGTAGCATTTTTAGTACAAAAGATAAATAAATTTCAAGAAGGTAAAGGTAAAGCATTTTCATATTTTTCAATTGTAGCTAAAAACTATCTAATTATACAAAATAATGCTAACTATGCAAAAATGAAGCAGCGATCAGAACTAAGTGTTGTTGACGATTCTAGGAACTTAGCCGGAGAAGCAGCACTAAATGATCATCAGGAAGCATTAAAAGATTTTACTAATCAATGGTGTGATTGGTATGATGACAATCTTAATAGAGTCTTTTCAAATAAACGTGATATTATTGTAGCAGATACTATTATTGAATTATTTCGTATGCGAGATAATATAGAAAACTTTAATAAGAAGGCTCTTTATATTTTAATCAGAGAAAGAACCGGTCTTAAGACCCAAAACATTACTAAGGTAATAAATGTAATGAAACGAGATTATGCTAAGATGTGGTCTATTTATAATAAAAGTGGCCATATAATAGGCAGCTGCTAATCTTATAGTTCTTATATTTATATTAAAGGACTTATATGAGCAACGAATACGAACTCTTTAAAGGTACAAATTTTTCTGACTTGATGCGTGATATATATCATAATTCAAAAAAGAAAGGTCGTCAAATCGATGGATTGATAAAAGAACTTCAACCATTGATAAAAAATACAGGCGATGCTACAGTTATTGTACCCATGATTAAAGATTACCTTGAAGTTTCTGTCAAGAATGACGATGCATTGGTAAAATTGGCAGCAGTTGTACAACGACTAATGAGTGCAACAAGTAAAGATGATGATGGGAATGAGTTTGGTCTAACTGACGAAGAAAGATCTAGACTTATTGAAGAGGCAGAATCAGAAATTGAAAAATTAAAAACAGACAAGCCAGAACAAACACAGGAGATATCAGATGTCAGTAGAGACAGCGGAAGTAATAGGGATAGACAAGGCATTTAAACCATCTCGGAGCAAATTAGGTGTTCCGTTAAATTTAGGTGCTGTAAAGATTCGATTAGCGTCGAAGCAAACCGGAGGATCTCCTAGGATCGAACGATTTGCATTTCCTATGTTTAATTTTCAACAAGTGCCATTGGTAGGAGAACATATTGCAGTCCTTAAAGGACCATCAAGTATGACAAATCCTGGGACAATGGCGTCATCATATTTTTATTTAGGTCCAATTTCTATACATGGTAATAATCATTTGAATCCTATGCCAGGGTCAATGGATGTATCAAAAGCTGGAGGAGGAGGATTGGGATTAGCTGCTTCTGTTGGTGCAGCTGCAGCAGGTAAATTTAGATACAAGCCGGGCGATAACTTTACAGAGAAAAAGGATGTACTTAAATTACAGCCATATGAGGGTGATTTAATAATAGAAGGACGTAATAGACAATCAATTAGATTGGGTTCTTCAATGATAGGAAATACTATGCAATATGCTAAACAAGCATTTTACAAAGGTAAACAAAATTCTCCTATTACAATTATATCCAATGGCCATAAAAAAGGAGGACCTGCTGCTGTTGCAAAGATTGGAGTTGGTAGACTTAGCAAATCATTTTCAACCCCAACATATGGATTAGAAAATCCTGATACCACTGATAGTATTTTTATTATGTCATCTGATCATAAGATTAGTATGAAGTTAGCAAAGACATCAAAGAAATATGGAGAGGGGGTTGAAAAACTATCTGTTTATTTAAAACCTCAAATGATTGCATCGTCAGATAGAATTATCCTAAATGCTAAAAAAGATGAAATCTTATTAATAGCTAAGAAAGATGTTAAAATAGTAACAAAAGGTTGGAATAGCGATATGGATAAGTTTTTTGATACTATGTTAGATTTTATGGAGGAGGTAATTAAACAAAATACAGAGTTGGAAAAATTACATAAAGAACTAGGTGCCGTGTCTCAAGCTAATGCTAGTTCTATACACCCTACTGGTGTTGGGCCATCTGGTCCACCAACTAATGCTGGATCGTTTATTAAATCTAAAGGAAAGGCATCTGCTGGTGCTTCAAAAACAAAATCAATTCGTAATTCAATTACTAAATTGAAAAATGTTATTAAAAAAATGAAAGGGTAATTATGCCTGCAGTTTGGCCCTCATTTCAATCACAATTAGTAAATTATCTTACAAGTAATAAAGCTTCCGGGACATCAGAAACTGCTAGGAAGATAGGAACATTATATCATCAAGCAGTACGTTCTGCAATGCCATTAATGGTTCCAGGGGCAACACCTTTAGGCGGGTCAGCTCAAATAATATCTAAAGGGTTTGAAGCGTCCTTTAAATTGGGTACTGCATTAGGTGGAGTTCCGAGCAATCCTGCTATATGGGCTCCTGCGGGATCTGCTATATCATTATATTGGACAGGGATGTCATTTAGTCCAGTACCACCTCCATCATGGATATCAGGAGCAAATATTACAACATTTCCGGGTGTTCCTCCTATACCACAAATATATTCTGCAATGAAAGCAAATTCAGCTGTTGGAGTAGCATCTGGGCTAGTAGGCGCGTTTACTACTCATCTAGCATCAGTTAGTGGAATATTCACCGGACCAAATGCAGGGTCGGCCGGAGCTCCTATACCTTTTCCATGGGTTGCTATAGCCTAATTTGAAGTTAACTGATATTTATTAAAAAGGGAATTATCAATGAAAACACAAGGATTTATAAAGTTATTACGTAAGGTAATTAGAGAAGAAGTTCGTAACGTTATTAAAGAAGAACTTAAACCAATGTTAAATGAAGAAAATGTTCAACAACAAAACATTAGCCTTCATGAAGCAATGAATACTCCAGAAGTATCTAATCAAAAAATTACAAAAAAGCAGTTCACAAAAAATCCATTATTAAATGATTTATTAAATGAGACGGCAGCAATGCCTGCATCACAAGAATTAGTAGATTATTCGTCAATGAATTTTAAATCAGAAATGGCAGAATCATTTGGTATGGAACGACAAGCTCCAATGAGATCAGAGAGGCCTTTAGCAACAAAAGGAATTAATGGCGAAGGTATTGATATGTCAAATGAAAATGTTGCTTCAACAGTAAATGCTATGACAAAAGATTATTCTGGAGTAATGAAAGCAATGAATAAATTAGATAAACAAAAAGGTAAAAAATAGTGTCAAGAACGATATATCAAATAGCACCCATACAATCCGGAGAACAACAAGGAGTTGGTATATTGTTGCCTATGAATAAAGCAGCTCATGCAAATAATACTAATTTAAATTCAATCCTAGGACAATCTAGTAATGTAGGACAAGATTATAAAACTACAAAAGGTGGAGCTAGTGTATTTGCTCAATCATATAGTACAGAAGAACAAGCTATTAGTAATTTAAAAAATTTATTGGCAACAAATATGGGTGAGCGATTTATGCAACCTTTATTTGGAACAAAAATAAGAGAAGCAGTATTCCAACCTAATACGTTAAATTTAGAAGAATTTATAAAAGAAACTATAACAGAGGCAATTAATAAATGGTTGCCATATATTAATTTGCAAGGCGTTGATATAGTACGTGATGTTGAAGTTTATACATTTGCAATAAAAGTTAATTTTTCAGTAACAGTGACTGGCGCTAACCGTGTAATAGTCGTATTAGCAAATGAAAGAAATATTAATGTTGTTTCTGAAGCATCAAATCTTCCGACTGCATTAACAGCCGTAGATACATTTGGTGATGTATTTGCATCAGGAGGATATTAAGGAGATAAAGAATGGCACAAATAAAAAAAGACGTTAGATATTTAGGTAAAGATTTTAGTCAATTTAGACAAAATTTAATAACATTTGCCAAACAATATTTTCCAGGAACATATCAAGATTTCAATGAATCATCGCCAGGTATGATGTTTATAGAAATGGCATCCTACGTAGGTGATGTATTATCATACTATTCAGATCAAAATTTTAGAGAATCTTTGCTTTCTAGTGCACAAGAAGATTCAAATGTGATTGCACTTTCTCACTTATTTGGATATAAGCCAAAAGTAGGTACTCCATCACAAGTAAAATTAAGTATGTATCAATTAGTACCGGCTATAGGATCAGGTAACAATATAGCACCTGATTATAGATATGCACTTTCTCTTCAGAGTGGGTGTAATATTACAGATGAAGATGGAAAAATTACGTTCCGGACTTCTCAAAATGTTGATTTCAATGATAATGCAGATGTATCGGTATATGAATTAAATGCATCTGGTGAGCCATCTAGATTTACATTAAGGAAAGAAGTGACGGCTGTCTCCGGAGAACAATTAGTAAAAGATTTTGTATTTGAAGACCCAAAACAATATGATAAAATTTTATTACCAGAACATAATGTATTAGAAATATTATCAGTATCAAGTGATACAGGATATTCATGGAGTCAGGTTGATTATTTAGCACAAGATACTATATTTGAAGATATTGCTAATATTCCATTTAATGATCCAGAACTATCAGAGTTTAGATCAACAGTACCATATATTTTAAAGTTAAGAAAAACACCTAGAAGATATGTAGCACGAATTAGAGGTGATTTACGTACTGAACTTCAATTTGGTGCAGGGATATCATCTGATGCTGATGAAGAAATTATACCTAATCCAAAAAATGTTGGAGCAGGTTTAGAATACTTACGAAGAACGACAACATCTGCAATTGACCCAACAAACTTTTTAGCAACTAGTACATATGGATTAGCTCCTAATAATGAAACATTAACTATAACATATACAGTAGGAGGAGATGTATCAGATAATGTGCCTGTTAATACATTAGTAAAAGTAATAGATCCAGTATTCTTAAATGATAATCCTACTATAAATTTAACAGATACAAAAGCTACATTAGCTGTTAATAATACCGAACCTGGACAGGGTGGTAATAAACGAGAGAGTGTTGAAGCAATTCGACAAAATGCTATATCAGCGTTTGCTGCTCAAAACAGAGCTGTAACAAGAGAAGATTATATTGCTCGATGCTATGCAATGCCGGCCAGATTTGGGACGGTAGCAAAGGCATATGTAATACAAGATACACAACAAGATACTATGGATCAATTATATCCTCGCGATACTATACCAAATCAATTAGCATTAAATTTGTATGTATTAGGGTATGATACCAATGGTAAATTATTAGCACTTAATAATGCACTAAAAGAAAATTTACGTACTTATCTTTCTAATTTTAGAATGTTAACAGATGCTATTAATATTAAAGCAGCACATATAGTAAATATTGGCATTGAATTTGAAATAGTTCCAAGACCAGATTCAAATTCAAATGAAGTTATTATAAATTGTATCGATCGATTAAAGAAGATGTTTAATATTGATAGGATGCAAATTAACGGTAGTATTAATTTATCATCAATTGTGTCTGAATTAGATGGTGTTAATGGAGTACAAAGTGTTGCTAAGTTGACAATTTATAATAAAGTTGAAGGTAGTTATTCTAACGTTGTCTATGATATAGATACATCTACGAAAAATAATATTATCTATCCATCATTAGACCCAATGATATTTGAAATTAAATATCCAGAAACAGATATTAAAGGTAGAATAATTAAGCCATAGGAGAAAAAATATGCATAGAATATATTACGCAGAGAAAGATACAACATTATACGAAAGACGACCAGAAAGAAATACTGGCGTTGACCAAGTGATTGAATTAATAAAAATTGCATCGGGGTCACGATCTTTTGAAAATGGAATTGATTTAGGTATACAAGCTAATACATATAATACAAGAATATTAATTGATTTTGGAAATGAGATAACATCATTATCTCAATCAATTGCTGCAGGAGATATTCCTGAGATAAATAATGTTCTAGCTAGTGCACCATTATCGGCATCTGTTTATTTAAATTTACATGCAACAGATGCATCCGACTTAATTAAAAAATATGAATTATTTGCTTATCCTGTTTCAGAATCATGGGATAATGGCACTGGTACATTTTCTGATTCACCGGAGGCTCGAATTGGAGCATCATGGTTATATCGAAGAGGAGATGCAAAGGCAGATGCAGCAACAGCATGGAATACAGGTTCAGCAAATAGTAATGTCGATGGTGTAGGAGTTAGTGAACTACAAGGTGGTGGTACATATTTCCTTAGTGCAGATAATGGCTTTGGACCAGAAGGACATGCTGAACTGACTAGTCAGATTTTTAATAATCAATCACCTGATGTAAGAATGGATGTAACTTCAATAGTTAAAGGATGGATTGATGGAGACCGACCAAATTATGGGTTTATGGTTAAACGTAGCAGAATAGATGAAAGATCAGGAGAAGTTTTAGGTTCATTGAAATTCTTTGGTAGAGAATCTCATACAATATTTGTTCCAAGATTGGAAGTATGTTGGGATGACATAGTTAATGCAGGTGGAACAAGTACAATATCATCTGATACATATGTACCATATTTTAAAAATATTAAATCAGAATATAGAACATCAGAGATTGCAAGATTTAGAATAGGAGTTCGACCAGAATTTCCAACTAAATCATATGTTACGTCTTCATTCTATCTAACAAATGATAGGCTTCCTGCATCAAGCTCATATGAAATTATTGATTCTGTAACAAATGATGTTATTATAAAAGATGAAAATATATGGAGCAGTTCAACAACAAAGATAAGTAATGATAGTAATGGCAGTTATTTCAATTTAAGAATGGATTCGTTTATGCCAGAAAGATATTATAAAATAAAGTTAACATGTAGAAGAACAAATGATACACAGACATTTGATGACTTTTACTTTAAGGTAGTGAGATAATATGGCAAGCGGTAAAACAACAGCAGAAGATTCGGTAAGCTTAAAAAATTTACTAATTGATATAATGCGTACGCAGTATCCGGATATTGCCGCATATCAAAATGGACAGACTTTATATGCTCCAGAATCTCCTATAGAAGATGCTCCACAAGACCCTATAGAAACACCAAGGACAGCTGATGGAGGATTTTATATTAATACATCAGAGATAGTTAATAAAGAGTCTTTGACATTAAATAATTTAGTGTCGATAGAGCCTATAAACGGCATGGAAGAACGAACACAAGAACTTCTAGATCAAGGTTTTGACTTTTTCAGTTCTGAAGTACCTGTAACAGAAGCACCGGCCGGAGAAATAGAAACAGATATATTCATATCTACAGTAGATTTCAATACGAATGATGCACATGATCTTTTTATACGAGAAGCTGCTGAAGTAGCAGCCAATCCTACGTATCCAGGATTAGTCTATTATATCTTAAGAGGAGAAGAGTATGCTATTCGATCTTATAAAACGTTAGAAGTAATGTTGGCAGAACGTGGCCTAGACTATTCAGATATACGTTATGCAACTAGTGATGATCGTCAGAAGTATAAATTAGATAGAGCCACTAAAACACAACCTAGTTTAGCTACAAGATGGGGGTATCAAATAAGATTCCAATCCGGATATAGACCTGTTGCACCTTTTGTAAGAGATCCAGCTGATTATTATAAAGCTAATGAGGTAAATGAATTTGGGACTCCGTATTTGCAGACAGTGTACGAAGGTCAGAGTTATAAAGAAAAATTACGTACAATATATGAAGGTAAAGCTTGTATATATGATATTTTCTTTGATAACACCGAGACAGTCGGCAATGATGCAAAACCTAATCCCAATTTTGGACAACCAACTGGATGCGATGTTGCAGCAATTAGAATAATGACATTAGGTTATTGGAAATGGTTAGATGATACAAATGTTTTAAGAATGTATAATGAAGTTAATGGATTTGGAGCAGATATACCATCAACAAGAGTGCCTGCTATTATAAATTTGTTTAAGGCAGGAGGAGTTACAAATTTTGAAGCAGCATATGCAGGTCCAATTAGAAAGAAAAATGGTTCACAACAAACCGGAGGAGGAATAACAAATCATGATGGATTTTTAAGTGGGTGGAATGATTTTCCTCATATTACTAGTCAAAATATTTTAAATAGATCAGAATATGAAAACTATTTAGATATTTCTAATAACGGCAATCCATTTGATTTAGAATATATGAAACCATATGAGCCAGCCGGGTCGGTTAAATATTATAGTACAGGAACAACTAATCAGTTAGCCCAAGATGCATTAGCAGAGCTTGATGACTTACAAGATCAATTAAATGAACAATATCAATTAGATGCTCTTAAGGCACAAATACATGTAGATATAGATGATGCATTATCTGAAATCAATTTGGTTTTATCTGGCCAATACACTCCAGAAGGAATGCAAGACGATTTAATTAGATTAGAAACACAAAGGACGCTGTTTTTACGTGATGTCCAATTAATATTCAATACAAATGCAGATTACTTGGTATCCAATAATAGACCTGATGTAAGGTCTAATTCTTTTATAACTGAAAGAATTAGTACTGGAGAAGATTTGGGTTCTGATTCTAATCTATTCCGATCGGCTTTGTTATTACCACAATCAGGTTTAACTTATTTAGATCAAGGATTAGCTAAATGGATATACAATAATAAGTTTTGGCATGCGCCAGGCTCGCCTGTTACAATATTTGGTCCTGGTACGTTTCAAAATTTAATGTACAGACATCCTAATGGAGTGCCATATAATCCTGATGATCATACGCTTGTAGAGTCTTTAATGGAAAATAATCGACTAGCATATGCAATTAGTACTAGGATACCATTTAATGAAGGTGTTAGTTGGAATAGAGATTTATCAGCTCCTGCAGAAAATCCGTTATATGAAACTCAACAAGTTTCGGAATATGGAACTTTGACAGATACGCCAACGCAACTTGATAATTATATTGATACATTAGATTATCTAACACGAACAACTGGTAATGGATCGATGGAACGATATTCTAAATTAATGCAATTGGAAGATGAGTTTGAAGATCTACATACACATTTACTTGATAAAACAAAACATAGATATCGTAGTCAAATTATAGGATTATTGGAGGGACATAATACGGACTCGACTCAACATAGAGGTTATACAGATATATACAATGAGTATATTGAAGTTAGAGATCAAGTGGTTGGTACTGAATCTGGCGAGACGATGATGTATGAAGGTAATAGAGCCATGATGTTTGCTATATATTTTCATATAGCTTATTATAGATATACAATGCTAGAATTAGGATATAATGTAGTTTGGCCTTCAAAATCATATCAAAGAATAATAAATTATCTACCTGAATTAGGTGAAGATGTTGAATTATATTTCGGAAAAAATATTTTTGATCAAGAGTACAGTGACCAATATCAAGGATTGGTGGAAAAATATCATATAGCTATGCAAAGAACTGAGAATGCATTTAATTCTGCTTTGGATGGATATCAACAAGGCGAGTATACAGATGAGAATCCTGGATTTTTCCAGCAATATACATATAGTCATGGGCCTGCAGATGAGGCTTACCAAGTTGATGATTTTGATATGTTTTATGGTTGGATGGCGGCGTTTGGGCCTGATGCCGAAATCAATGAAGGTCCACAAGATGGAGATTTTGCAGGAAGTAATGACCCGGATGGCGTCTATGGATATAGTTAATGATTTGGCAATATGGAAAATATAAATGGAATTGGCAACGTGAGAAACCAACTCAAATAAAATTTGATAAATGGAAATATGATTTTTTATCTTTACCAGACATACATAAATATAATGTTTGGTTAACTGGAGGGTTTTTAGAAGGATGGGACACATGGGATATTGATATTGTGTTGACGGGGCCGTATAAACCAAAACTAATTAAATCATTATTATATAATGGAACTAATTTAGGAATTAAAAAGTATAATATGTTCGTAGATGTTACATATCAAATATCACCAAATACAATACAAAAGTTTTGTAATAATATGTCACCAAAAGTTGTAAAAAAAATTGTTTTAGGAAATTCATTATCACAAGATAATAAATTAATTTCATTTAGTAAATTTGGCCGGAAAATAAATTCCGAATTATCTGTCCGGTACGATATTTATCCTAAAGAGAAGCATTTAAGTAGAACTTATAGAAAACAGCCTTACAGGTTAACAAAATAAAATTATGTCATTAGATAGATTTATAAATAAAGAAGAATTGTTATCGAAACAATCTAGCCAGCCAAATAAATGGACTGAAGAATTAGTTTCTTCAAATCTGTTAGGTAATCTAGCTATAGATATGCCGGGTACTTTTCAAGGCGCAATGGTAAATGGTGTACCTGTTTCAAATGCCGATGTAAGATCTAATATTGAAGCTCATATATATTCTCCAGGCGGAGATTATCTAGATTCGGCATATATGCTTACATCACGTTTAGATACAAATAACAAACTTGGTATTAATACATCAGATTTTGCTAATAAAATTAATGTAAAATCTGGAAATTATCTAGCTGTATTTAATATTCATAATTCATTATCAATTGCGGGTGATTATAATGATAGAGGACTTAAAATTGTCGAAATATCTCCGGACCGTAAAGAGATTTATTTACGAGGAAATCCGGCATGTAGTAAATATGATCGTTATTTGTCATCAATATCTGATGGTTTATTAATAATACCTGAAATTAGAAAAACATTAGTTGCAGGTAATCTTGTACTTAATTTTGGAAAGAATCGTGTAAGTACAATTGTAAATATAAATGGATGGAATGACTCGGATGGTATGGTAGTCAAACTATTAAAACCATTGAATGAAGAAGTTGGTGAGTCGGATCTTGCATGGATAGATTCTGAACTAGCCGATCCTACAGTATTTAGTATTGTTTTAGATATAACGCCAGAAGATGTAAAGGTATATATACGTCGTGCTAATTTTGATGCAGAGTCAAATTATAATATTATAACAGAAACAGACTTCAAGAATTATACAGAGTTATTAGGAAAGTCTACATCGACATCAGAACAAATTGTACAACAATTGTTAAGTGGATCTTTTTCAGATCCTATAGGCATCGATTATTCTGGATTTCAAAACTTTGTATTTTATTCATCTGCTGCAGAACGATTAGCTAATTTTAAATATAAATTACAGCAGATTGAACATTATGATAATCAAATATCTTTATTACAACTATCATCATCGATTATACCAACCCTAGGAACAGATAAAGCATTAGCAGAGTCACGTAAAACATCTGTTATTGGCACATTTGATGGATTTGAAAAATGGTTATATAATGAACCAACAAGTAGTTTATTTACTCATCAAGATGTATATGACCAAGCCCATACAAACGGCAATCCTACTAGATTAGAGGGAGGTGTATTGGCATCCGATGTATATCAGATACAACCATTTCCTAAATTTATAACAGGTAGTAGTGATCCTGATGGGGCTGGAGAATATACATTACATGGGTCGGAATCTACATTAGGTACAGAATGGTATAACGGGACATTAGCATCCGCATCATTATATGATTCAGAAAATGAAAAAATATTACTTAATTCAATACCAGAACATATAAGGTTAGATTCTAATAATGATCAATATGAATTATTTGTTAATATGATAGGACATCATTTTGATATATTATATTCTTATGCAGATGCATTAGCAAAAACTTATCATCCAATTGAACATCCTAAGTTAGGACATACAAAAGATACATTATATCAAGTTGCTGAATCATTAGGCTGGAAATTATTTAATGGAAAACAAGCTTCAGCATTATGGCAATATAAACTAGGAAAGAGTGAGACTGGATCATTGGCTTCAACAGGAAGTATATTTACTAAAACTGATGAAGACATTACTACAGAGGTTTGGCGTAGAATTGTTAACAATTTACCTTATTTACTTAAAACTAAAGGTACTGCAAGAGGTATAAAGTCATTAATGAATACATATGGTATCCCTCAGACTTTACTTAGTATTAGAGAATATGGCGGTCCGGCAGTTGCAGAAGATAAACCAACATTAATTGAAGATAGGTTTTCATATGCATTACAATTTGATGGCGGAAAGGGTGTAGATGCTATAGATTCACCTCATATTAAATATAATCCAAGAAATTATACTACCAATATTGGATCATGGGGGTTCCAAAGAGAAGGGTTATCTTCTGGTGCTAAGATACCAGAACAAACGAGAGAGTTTAGATTTAAACCAGCTGTTAAAGAATCAATGGTACTTATGTCAACAGTGGTTGATAATGATAGTCCGGTAAGTAGTGATGTAAGAGTTTATGCTCAGCTAGTTCTAGAACATACAGGGTCATATTCTGGGTCTGATAATTATGGTAGATTAGTACTTTGTCAAAGAGGTGCACATGGAACTTTTAATCCAATAACTGGGTCGACGGATTGGGCGCCACTATATGATGGAGAATTTTGGAACGCACGTTATTTTTTCACCGCAACTGGGTCCGGTGCTGGAACATACAATGAAGTTGCTGGTTTAAATACAACTTATCATATTCAGGTACAAAAGGCTTCTGATTATATAAGTGGTAAAATAATTCATCGTGTTAGTGCGTCATTTGTACCAACTGATACTAGCCATAAGACAGGGTGGAGTTCAGCTGTAAATGATAACCATAAACATAGGATATGTATTGGAGGTCATCCAGGTACTGGTACCTCAAAAGATCAATTTCAAGTAAATACTAACTTAAGAAGATTCATGGGAGAGACGTCTCTTGGTTTTACAAATGCCAATGGTCCAAATTTGATGATGTTTTCCGGGTCTATGCAAGAGTATCGATCTTGGTTAGAACATTTATCCCAAAAGACATTTGATTTTCATACATTGAATCCAACTTCCTATGCATCATCATTAACCGCAACATCATCATATGATACATTAGTAAGACATTATCCATTAGGAACAGATTTAAATGCCGTCGATCATACATTGACTAATCATAGATTAATGACATCATCTCACCCGGCACAAACTGTATTAGATGCACAATTGCAATATGGAGGTGATCCGGAGGATTTGGTAAATTCGGGTAGTTCTTATGCAACAATGTCATTCTTTCCAACACCTACAAATAGTCAAAGAGGAAATTATGAGCCGGTTGAAGAAACATATTATGTACAGGGAGTATCATTAGGAGCTACATTACCAAAATCACAAAAAATTAGATTTGATGATAATGAGTTAATAACTACATTATCTCCAGTAGCAACTGCAGAAACTTCTAGATTCGATAATGCATCAATTGATTCTAATCGATTAGGACTTTTTTATTCAATGGCAGATCAAATTAATAAAGAAATATTTAATCAAATAGGAGACATTGCTCTAGATGATTATGTGGGAGATCCAGATGATACATATGAACTTGAATATCATGACCTGACTGATTTTGCAAAAGGTTATTGGAAGAAGTATACAGATAAAAATGATATCAATGCATATATGAGAATTTTTAGTCAATTTGATTTTGCATTATTTGAATCTATTCGACAAATGTTGCCAGACCGTGCTGATGAGGTAATGGGATTATTGGTGGAGCCGCATGCATTAGAAAGATCAAAAGCAGTTCCATTCAAAAAACCGGAACAATCTAGTCATCATTATGAAGCACTAGTGCCTAGCTTAGAGCCATCTGCATCTACATCATATCGTTACTATGAAGGTGAGGCGTCGGGTAGTAGTGCAATGATTGGCACATTAGCATTTACACCTCCGGCCGGCGATAATGGATATTCTGATGATGGTAATTATTTTGGATCATATCAAAGAAATTTTACTTCAAGTACAGATTACTTTACAAAACAAGTTTTTCCTAAAGATTTGAGGCCATCAGTTTCTGCATCATTCTTGAATGGATATATAGTAGTAAATGAAGGGAAAGAGGGTCTACCACGTGATACCAATTATAGATGGCTAGACGCTACTTGTGGAAATTTAGCATCCCAAGATAATAATGATTTAGCTCAGAATGGGAGTATTGATCTAGATGAGGGCTTTGCAACAGATATAGTTCGTGCACAATTTAAAACATATACTCAAACAGCAACTATACAAGATTTTAAAATAACAGTTGATCATCAAGATTCGACATTAAATGCATCTGGATCTGTATCCGTAAAACTTATAACAACAGAAGATAATGCATTTGCAAGAAATAGATCAGTGAGTGCTTCTGCATTTCCATATAAACATTTAACTGAGACTAGACATTCTGAGTTGTTTAAATATAGTGGTGCAACAGAACGAACTGATACTTTTTTGTTTGCAAATGTACATGTACCAAAACAAACAAATGTGACAGTAGAATTAATTTTAAATAATCCTGAAGGATCTGTTTCAAGACCACATATTGATCATATTGGGATGATACAGACAATAAATAAAGCAGGGTATGGTGCTCAAGATTTATATATTGATAAAGTTAGGCCAAGTACTATATTTAGAAAGAAGACTTTCCATTTTCATGAAACAGATCCTACTAAGTCTTCTTACTTCAATGATGACATGAGACGTAGAAGTGGGTCAAAACATCGTAAACAATTTACTAATAGTAATCAGGGAAGGTTTTTTCCAGGACCATTAGTGTTTAGTCAATCATTAGATATAACTCAATATAGAGATGACGAATCATTTAAGATAAATTCAAAATATCTAGGATCGCAACTTTCAGCTCCCGGCGTAAATGATAATTCCGGATATGCTGAATTAAATTACGAACCTATAGTACAAGTATTTATTACCAATCCAAATCAAATTGTATATAATGCAACACCAACAGTTACAGTAGCCGGACAAGAGAATCCTGGTAACCTTGAAGTTGATTCAGGACCAGGTATTATAGTAAATCGTCCATTTAGACCAATTTCAAATGCGACTAGAAATTAAATTAATCACAACAAATATAGTTAACGGGTAAAAATCAAAAGAAATCAAAGCCGACGTATATTTATTAAAAAGATAGGGTAAATCATGGGATATTTAAACAATTCAACAATTACAGTAGATGCAATCCTTACCAAAAAGGGTAGAGAGATTTTAGCATCAGGACAAGCTAATTTCAATATAGCACAATTTGCATTAGCAGATGATGAGGTAGATTATGATCTATATAATCCAGACCATCCATTAGGATCTGCATACTATGGTGCAGCAATAGAAAATATGCCGGTAGTAGAAGCATTGCCAGATGAAACGCAAATGCTAAAATATAAATTAGTAACATTATCAAAAGGGTCTTCACAAATACCTGTTGTTAGTGTTGGTAATTTAAATAATACCGGAATTCAAATTAATTATGGGGAATCATTTACAATTGAACCTCAAACAATTAATATGCAAGCAGGAAATACTACATTTGGATATACTGCAATATTATCAGATTCAGGAGTATGTAATATTTCTGCTACAGGAGGGTCGGCTGGTACAACAGTTCCTAGATTTGTAGGAGATGCATCAGCAGCAAGAAGTGTAACAGTATCAGGAACATCATTTACTATAACCGGTAAACGTCATACTGCCAGTAATAAACAAGCAACAATATTATTTGTTGGAAATGAAACTGGTGGTAGAGTAGTTGTTCCGCTAATAGTAAATAGAGATGTATTACCAACAACAGGGTACAGCGTCGCTTAAAGGAGATAAATAAATGGCAGTAAGATATTCAAATAGAAATAATAATAATGCAAGATTGGCAGTTGATAGATTTGGTAATCAAGTATCAATGGCTACTAGTAGACCAGGGCCTACTAATACACAACTTATTCAAGAACAGGCTCAAATATTAGCTAATCAGATTATTCAAGAACAGCAGTTAGCTGAAGAAATAGCAGCACAGGGAAGAATATTTACAAATTTTGGTACTGGCGATATTAGAGGCGAATATGAAGAGGTTGTAACTAAAGGATTGTTTTCAGGTAATACTGGTAGTTTTACTACAATGTTTACATCTTCTTTATTAACTGCAACTCAAAAAACATATTATCAAGAATTAAGTTCAATAGCAGATCCTGCAAATAATAGTCAGGCAGCATCAGAATTATCTATTGCATATGGACATTTTAATGGTTCCGGTTCAGTAGATTTGACAGGTAATTTAAATAATGATACGCCATCAAGAGCTATTTATAGACAATATGCTCAATTATTATTAGCACCAAATGATAAGAAATTTACAATTAACGGAACAGATACCGATTCAATATATGTATTAAATTTTAATAGAGCAAGAATAAGAGAAAAGGTTGATCCAGGAAATTTTGAAGTTTCATTAGCTCGACTATCAGGTTCACAGTTTATTGAAGGAGCAGGTGGTAATGCTGGACAGAATTCAGAACATACTGGTTCAAATGTAAAATTAGATGGAAGTGGTGTATATGTACAAGTTATTGATGATTCATCTATTAATGATCCAAGTGCAACAGAAGGAGGTTTAGTATATAATTTAATATCTGGTTCAATCGACGGAGGAACATCGATTTTTAGTCCAACAGCTCCAGTATATTATGGATTGTTATATCCACAACATGGTGTTGCAATATTAAATGGTGATGTATTAGATACCAATACAAATTTTGGAACAGTATCAGGATCACAAGTACAAGGTGATAATACAGTTAAATTATTTCATTCCATATCATCATCTCATGGGTTAGTTGATACATCAACAAGGACAGGTGGTATTCAAGCAAGGTCATCTGAAAAGGTTACTGCAACTTATTACTTCGTACGAATTAAAAATGGTGAATATAATTATTCAAATAATCCAACATTTACAACAGGGTCATTAGGAGAAGTTGCATATTCATCATTTGCAGCTGATCCGCAAGTTTATATTACTTCAATCGGTCTTTATAATGCACAAAGAGAATTGTTAGCAGTAGCAAAACTAAGTCAACCATTATTAAAATCGTTTACAAGAGAAGCATTAATCAAAGTTAAATTAGACTTCTAACAAATAGCGATATGATATGTCAAATGTATTTAGACAAATTAAATCTGCGGACGTTCATCAAAGGCCATTTAAGGCCTATAAACAATATTATGTATTAAGTAATAATATTGGAACCGGACATGTAACACAATCCGGTATTTATTATGACGGTCGTATTGATCAAGACGGAGAGATTCCATATATTACAAATTCCGATGGAACTAATATGTATGTCTCTTGGCATGCTGTTAAACAACGTTTTTATGATAATCGATCAACTGCATTACCAGAACATGTTCTCAATCCATTAAATAAAAGATTCTTATTTATATCTTCATCTACTTTAACATTACCATACAA